CAAGACAACCATTGGTACTAAACGAGCCATGCGGCTGAAGTAACCCACCTCTGGCAAGCGTCCCTGCCCGTCACCCTCACCCGGTGGCGGGCTATTTTCGTGTCTGCCGTCTTGACAATATGCGTTTATGCGCATATATTGATATAACCTTTTGCAAAGGCTATCAATCGACATGATACTTATTCAGCGCCGCAGCATCGAAGACCCGAGAAACTCAATAGCCGATTGGGACGAATCGAGCGGGCTGCTTGCCGATACCGGCCAGCGAATTGACCGGCGCAAGGCGTTGCAATACTCGCCAGTGTGGCGCGCCGTGTTCGTGGTTGCCTCGACCATCGGCAAGATTCCCTGCCGCGTCTACCGCAGGACGGCGGGCGGCAAGGAACGCGCCGCCGATCACCCGGCATACAATCTCATCCGGTACAAGCCGAACGAGCGGCAGACCGCATTTTACTTTTTCCAGACCGCGCTCGCGCAATGCCTGCTGGAACCGGGCAACGCATATTCCTACATATACCGGGGCGGGCGCGGCGAGCCGGTTGACATCGTGCCGTTAGACCCGCGCGCGGTATGTCCGGTCATCGCCGACGGGGAATTGCAATATGTGTACTATGACCCGAACGGCGTGGGAATCCGGAGGTTTGACCGGACGCAGGTACTGCATTTTCGCGGGCCGGGCTGGGACGGGCTGCAGGGCTACAGTGTCCTGGAATTCGCGCGGAACTCTATCGGCATGGGCAGCGCCGCGCAAAAGTACAGCAACAAGTATTTTGCGAATAGCGGCGAGGCCCGCGTGGTGCTTGAATATCCGACCTGGCTCGATCAGGAGAAGGCGGATGCCACGCTGAAAATGTGGAACGCCATGCATGGCAGCCTCGACAACCAGCACAAGACGGCATTGCTGCAGGGCGGTATGAAGGCCAGCCAGATCAGTATTTCAGCGCGCGACAGTCAATTGATCGAGACGCTGAACTGGAGTATCAAAGATGTGGCGAACTGGTTCGGCGTGCCGCCGCATAAGCTCGGCGACACAAGTCGGGCGGCCTACAACTCGCTCGAACAAGAGAATCAGAGTTTCCTTGACGACACCATTGACCCCTGGCTGGTGATGATGGAACAGGAGATGCGCGACAAGCTGCTGACCGGCGGGGAGCAAATGGCGGACAGTCACGTCATAGAATTTGACCGGGCGGCGTTGGTGCGGGCCAATCTTTCGGCGCGCGCGGAATACTACAGCAAAGGACTGAGCGGCCATCCGTGGCTTGCGGTTGACGAGGTGCGGAACCTCGAAAACATGAACGGTGTCGGCATTGACGAAATTCGCGCGCCGTCCAACAACTTCCAGCCGACGGAGCCTGCCGCGCCCGCGCGAGCGTTGCCGGTGATTCCGGCGGTGAACGCCGAAGCCGTGGCGGCGGCCAGCGAGGCGGTCGGTGACATAGAGGCGCGGATGGTCAAGCGGCTCGACTACAATTATGACAAGGCGCTGAAAAAGCCGGGGCAGGCGGACCGGGCGGCGGTGTTCGGGCAGGTCTGCTCAGAGCATGACGCGGTGATGCGCGAGGCGTTGTTGCCGGCTGTGCGCACGCTTTGCGCCCTGACGGGTGAGGATGTACGCGAGGAAGCGGAACGCCGAATCAAGGCAATACATGCAGAGGTGATGCAATGACCAAGCAACGCGAACGACGGACGCTGTTCTGCGACCTGGCACAGGCGCGGGTGGAGCGGCGTGAAGACGGGACGGCGGAAAAGATCAGCGGCTATGCGGCGGTCTTTTTTGACCCGGCCAAGCCCGGCACGGAATACGAGATGTGGCCGGGATACAGGGAGCGGGTGGCGGCTGGCGCATTCGCCGATGTGCTGGGGCAGGACGTGCGCGGGCTGTTCAACCATGACGCAAATATGGTATTGGGCCGGACGAAGTCAGCGACCATGCGGCTGAGTGAAGACGCAATCGGGCTGCGCTATGAGATTGACATTCCGGACACGCAGGCCGGGCGGGACACGGCCACGAGCATTCAGCGCGGCGACGTGACCGGTTCGAGCTTCAGCTTCATTGTCGGCGAGCGGCTGATGGAAGACTTTGAGGACGGCACAACCGTTCGCACGATCATCAAGGTCAAGCGCCTGTATGATGTCGGTCCGGTGACGTTCCCGGCATACGAGGGAACCGAAGCGTCGGCCCGGTGTGATGACATAGAGGTGGCGCGGCGCGAGGCGGAGGCGCACAGCCGGGAGCGGGGCGAGGAATCCAAGGGCGGGGATGGCGATACGGGCGAAGCGCCACGCAATCAGGGCGCGGGCCTCGACATGGACCTGAGGCTGGTGGAAATCAAATCCATCATGACGATTTGACAATATGCGTATATGCGCATATTGTAATGTTTGACGGCGGCCGGTAAGTCGGGCAAAGTCCCGGACCGGCCACAAACAACATAGCAGAACCGCAAAGACGGAATCGGGATAAAACCCGGCTCCGTCTTTTTGTTTGGCGGTTCACCCAACAAAAGGGAAAAAGCGATATGAAGACCCTGAAGGAGATGCTGGAAGCACGGAAGGCCGCAGCCGACAAGATGCATGAACTGCGGGAAACCATGAAGACCGAAAAGCGCGACCTGCTGACGGTAGAGGAACAATCCGCCTGGGATCAGAGCAATGCCGACTTTGACGCGCTGTCCCGGCAGATTGATCAGGCCCGGCGGATGGAGCATGTCGAAGGCGTGATCAGCGGCGACCCCGGGCGTGAACCGAGTGCGCCGGCCAAGCGCGCCGCAGAGAACAATGAAGCGTCGCGGGCGCTGGCTTTCCAGGGCTGGGCGCGGTTCCAGATGGAAGGCGAGATGTCGGAGGCGCAACGCGAGGCTTGCGAGGCCACCGGCCTGTCGCCGCACGCCCGGAGCCTGAGCGTCATGCTCGGCGAGAAAGCGCCGAAGACGATTGCCGAGGCGCGCGCCCTGAGCACCACCACCACCGGCGGCGGATACACCATCCCGGAGGGGTTTGTGCAAAACCTCGAAGTGGCCATGCTGGAATACGGGCCGATGTTGCAGGTTGCGGAAATTCTCCGCACGGCGACCGGCAACGCCCTGCCCTGGCCGACCGCGAACGATACCGGTAACAAGGGTGCCCAGATTGACGAAAGCACGGCAGATGCGACGAACGTGGACCCGGAATTCGGTGTGATGACGCTGAATGCGTACAAATACACCTCGAAGATCGTGCTCGTTCCGTTCGAACTGTTGCAGGACAGCGCCTTTAACATGGCGGCGGTTCTGGGGCAGATGCTCGGCGAGCGGCTGGGCCGGATTGCCAACGAGCACACCACGACCGCGAACGGCAGCGACAAGCCGAATGGCATTGTGACGGCGGCTGCCCTGGGTGTGACGGCGGACAGTGCTTCGGCGATCACCTTTGACGAGATTCTGGACCTGGAGCACAGCGTCAAGAATCCGTATCGCCGGGCCGGCGCATACATGATGAACGATGACGTTCTGAAATATGTGCGGAAGATCAAGGATGGCGATGGCAATTACCTCTGGCAGATGGGCAATGTGCTTACCGGCACGCCCGCCAGCCTGAACGGTCGGCCCTACTTCGTCAATGACGATATGGCCGGCACGATTGAAGCCAGCGCGAAAACCATGATCTTCGGCGATTTGTCGAAGTACAAGATTCGCATGGTTGCGGAGATGAGGCTGAAGCGGCTGGTTGAGCGGTACGCCGAATATGACCAGGACGGCTTTGTCGCCCTGATGCGGTTGGATGGCGATTTGCTCAATGCCGGCACTAATCCGGTCAAGTATCTGATTCAGGCCAGCGGCTCCTGAGCCTGGCGGTTTGTTGCGGGCCGGGGGCGATGACATCAAACCCGGCCTGCTTTTACTGCTCGGAGGCGGCATGTACTACACCCACACAAGCGCCAGAGCGTCGGCGGAGCCGGCGGTGGAACCCGTGACCGTGGACGAGGTGATGGAGCACGGACGGGTAGATGATGCCGGCGGAGATCGGGGACTGATCGCCGCGTATATCACGGCGGCCCGGCAGGCGATTGAGGCGATGACCGGGCGGGCGCTGATCACGCGGACGGTGGTGGCGCTATGGGATGCGTGGCCGGCAAAGCGCAATGGCGTGACACAGGAACTTTTGCTGCCGTTTGCGCCGGTGTCGGCGGTCAGCAAAATCGAGTATTACAACGGCGACAACGTGTTGACACTTTGGGCGGCTGCCGATTATGACGCGGATATTGCCAGCCAGCCGGCGCGGATACGGCTTGCGTATGGCGCGACCTGGCCGGTGTTGCGAAGCCGGCCGAATGCGATACAGGCGACTTATTCCGCCGGCTATGGCGCGACCGGGGCGAGCGTGCCGGTGGCGTTGCGGATTGCGGTGCGGGCGGCAGCGCTGGATTTGTATGAACGGCGCGGTCAATACATGGAATCGTCTTTGGAGTTGCGGAACAATCGGGCGGTGTGGAACCTGATACAGGCATATATGATGCCGGTGGTGGGTTAAATGGACGCGGGCCAGCTAAAAGAGCGAGTCATCATTCAGCGGCGGCGGCAGGCGACCGAGGCCGGCGGCCAGCCGGTGGTGACGTGGACGGACCTGGCGACGGTGTGGGCGCGGGTTGCGCCCGAGAGCATGACCGAGCGGCGGAAGCGCGACAAGCCGACGGCGGTGACGCGGTGGACCGCGAGCATCCGGTATCTTGCGGATGTGGACGAGACCTGCCGGATAGCGCATCGTGACCGCACGCTTGATGTCACGGGCGTGACCTATGACCGCGACCGGCGTTGGATGTACCTCGATTGCGTGGAGGACCGGTAGATGGACGGCTTTTATCAGCTTACGCAACGCCAGTACATACCGAAATTCAGCGGCTCGGGCAGAGCGCGGGCGGAAATATCGCAGCAGCGCCTTATCCGGCTTGTGGGCGACAAGGAATTGCGCCGGAAGCTGCGCGCCATCAGCGGCCCCGGGTTGCGTCGGGTGATGCGCGTCGCGATAGACTATGCACTGACGCCGGTCTTGCGCGAGGCCAAGCACCTTGTGCCACGCCGCACAGGCATGTTATATGGCGCCATCGAAAAAAGGGTGCGGGTGACAGCAAAAAGCACATACGGCATGATATGGATAAACCCGCTTGAAAAAATAGGCGCCGGTCGCCTGGGTGAATATGGTTTGCAGATTCATCCGCGCCGATATGCGCATCTGGTGGAGTTCGGGACGAGGCATAGTCGTCCAAAGTCTTTTTTGCGCGCGGCGA